AGCATTTTGTTACAAATTTTAATAATATTTAGTTTTGTAAACTTTTAAACAAAAACACTAGTGAAAGTGCTTGTTCCAAGTGCCAACATAAAGATGTATGGCACAATCTTAAATGGTACTGGATGTCTTTTCATTATACGAATCCGGGAATAAGTTGACCTGTTGATAAGTAAACACCGCATAGGATAACAAATCCCATCATTGCGGGTCTGCCGATTGCTCTTTCAAAAATGTCTTTGTTGTTCATTATACGAAACCGGGAATAATTTGACCTGTTGTTAAGTAAGCACCAATACCTGCGATGATACCTAGCATTGCTAGTCTACCATTAAGTTTTTCAGCGACTACCTTTTGTCTTTCGATATCTTTCATTAGAAAATACCGGGGATTACCTGTCCTGTTGTTGCGTATGCACCTACTGCTGCAACGAATCCGAGCATTGCTGCCCAACCATTAAATCTTTCTGCTTCTGGAGTCATGAGTTTGTACCTTTTAGTAATTGTAAATTGTGAGTTGAGTTTCATTTTAGAATAGACCGGGTGCGATCCAACCTGTGAACCCGTAGTTGATTACGGCTGCGAATAAACCAATCATCGCCAAACGACCATTGATTTGCTCTGCGTTCTTCCAATAGTTCATTAGAATATACCGGGGATGATTTGTCCTGTTGTCGCATATGCACCTAATAATGCAACGAAACCGATCATTGCCCAACGACCGTTAACTTTCTCAGCATTCTGAGGATAGCCTTCATAGGATGCAGTCTCATCAATGTATGGACGAGTTTCATTTGGGAAAGCATTTTGTCTTCCACCTGATTCTGTTGTAACAGTCATTTAAGTTTTATTAAGAAACATAACAATATTATATAGGAAATGTTAAGTTTTGTCAAACTTTTTATTCTAAAAACCTGACATTCTTAAAGAAATCTTAAGAAAACTATTAAAAAACCTTATTATTGGGGGCTTTCGGGGTTACTTATCCTTCCTAAGTATGGATCATAGTTTAACAAATCTGTTACATTATAGTTACATCCCTCTTGTTTCCACCAGTTCCATTGTCCTTCTCGATTACCTTTATGGATAGCATCAATATGTTCTGGATGTATCGATGATCCCATCTCTAACTTATATAAAAGTAATGGTATTGCATAAGTATTACCTGAGTTGTATATTAAATCATCAGCCACTGCTCTTGGTTTTGCACCATTGTCTAGTTTATATTTACCACTCCTTTCATGAAACTTAAGTAACTTCTCTGCATGATGTCGATTGATCATGTAACAGGCTGTTGAGAAATCATTTACAAATCTTTTATGTAGTTTTACATGGATTGATCCTGTGCATATGATTGCAAGTTGAACTACATCCCAATCGTATGGAAGACCTCTCATAAAATCTTTCCATGTAAAATTCCAGAACTTAACTAGGTTAAGATCAATATCATCTTCCATCATCAATGCGTAAGAACTATCTGAAGTCTCATACCAATGTTTGATTGCCTTAAGATGTGATGTTGTGCAACCAACCTCACCTGATGTCATATTGACAGGATATGTCCCTTTAATAATATCACTCAAGTCATCATCACGACCATCGTATGCAGAAATACGAGTATAGTTCTCTATCTCCCAATATTTAAATTGAGATTCCATATAAATTTTCCGTTCTGGTTCACCATCCAAATTAATATAGTAAATTGGTGGAATATTTTGCAGTTTATATGCTGACTTATTTTTTTCCAAGACGAGTGTTTCCATAGTGAACTACAGTGCAACCATTTATTTGAGGACATTTTCTCCAAGGATCAATTATTACTGAACCTTCTGGAAAGATTGATTTCTCCTGTTTATTAGGATCAGGATCAAGACAACCTAAGAAAGTTGCTTCTGGATTATGTGCAATTAAATATGCAGCAGCACCAAGATCCTCTGGTGGTTTATCTCCAGTATACTCATCATCATAGTAAACATCAACCCCCATCTCTTCAACATAATGACCAACAAGAATGCTATATGAACCTGCCTCATACTCTACATGAGGTTTGTATGCCTTTCCAACAATCACAACAGGTAAACCAGTATTAACTAACCTCTGTGCTAAATTCTTTGCCTGAATCTCTCTGGCCTCCATGATTGCATCAAACAAATCATAACCTAATCCAAGATTCTCCGACATGAACCTGAGTGCAATATTATCTCTCGGATGACATGCACCTCCATCACCCATACCTGCGGTCATGTATCTTGGCCCCATGATTCTTTGATCAGACTTTCTTAATGCATCAGTTACAACATCTACATTAATGTTGCCTTGCTTCTCTGCGACATCCTGTATCATATTCACAAGACTCAACTTTGCAGATATAAAAGTATTATAGAAAATCTTAATACATTCACATTCATCCCATGTACCAACAACATATCTTGGATCATTATTCATCATCGGACGATAGAAGTTTATTAACTCTCTTGCATCACCTGTCTTTGAACCATCTTCTGTTCCAATCATCACCATCTCAGGATTTGAAAAATCCCAACCTACTGTTCCCATTGCGATTAGATAAGGATTATATACAAATCTTGCATTACTTATGAGTGGTTCAAGTTCCCTTCTAACAGTTCCGGGTAGAACTGTTGATATTAAAACAACTAACTTACTACGATCACAATACTTATTTACTTCTGCAAGAATACCTTTGACTATTGTATAATCAAAATCTTTATTAGGTAAATGTGCTGTCGGATATCTACCATCATATGCAGGATCATGTGGAGTTGGTGCTGCAATAAAAATAATATCTGCAAAAGTTACTGCCTGTTCTACAGACTTTACCATATTAAAGTTGCGTGGGTTTCTTGGTGCAACATCATATCCTACAACAGGATATGATTCAGCCATGACCTCTGCACATGACTGACCTAACTTACCTACACCAATCATTGCAACTGGAGTTTTAAGCATCATTTTTGTCTCCTCGCGGTAATTAATAAATGCCAACCTAATTTTTTCTTAAGAGCATTGAACATCTTATCAGGCATTGACTCAAACCAAGGTTCCTTAATAAATTTACCTTGCTTGTATGGTTTAATTTGATATGGAAAAATATGATTTTGTTCTATTGAAATAATTTCAAGTCCATGTAATAAATCAGAGACCTCACTCTCAGTATAAGTATTTGCAATTGGACACCCATATTGGGCCTCTGGTTGGTCTAACTCCGCATCAATCATAAAATTTTTCCAAGAGTTCTTGGCATATAGCATAATCTTAAGTATGGTTGAATCATCCATATACTTATAGATTTGATCAATGATGAGGTTTGGATTTGGACTATGATGTATTACTCCAAAAGAGTAAATCAAGTCATACTTTTCTACATTAACAAAGGAAGATAAATTCTCAGCATTGCCTTGAAAGAATCTACCCTTTTGATTATACACCTTAAATCTATTTTGTGCAAGGTTTAAAGATTCAATTGATAAATCAGTACCTGTATAATCTGCCCCGTGTTTTGCAAAGTTGATGGCCTCTGTTCCTAAACCACATCCAATTTCCAAAACTTTCTTTCCCTTCCAAGTAGGAAAATCAGCGAATAAAGGAATGTGGGGTTCAGCAGTATATCTTTTTCTCTCAACCTCATCGAAGTATTCTATTGTTCCAATCTCTTTGTTAGAATGTCGAACATTACATGGTCGATCATCCCAATATTTTTTTACATCATCAATTGTTGCTGTCATAATTTGAATGTGGGGATCGGTTCCATTTTATGTTTGTTTTGAGTATTAAATTTTTGCAGCACCGCAAGACCGGGGCCTTCTCCTGTCTCCATTGCTTCCTCAAGTTGCTCATATGATGCACCTAACTGCTCCTCATCAGTTCTTGAATCTTCCCACAGTCCATCTGTTGGTGGTGCTTCACATATTCTTTCATCAACTTCAAGATATTCACCTAACAACCATACCTCTGTCTTATACAAATCAGCGATTGGTGCAATATCAACTCCACCATCACCATATTTTGTATAGAATCCTACACCATAATCTTCAACTTTGTTTCCTGTACCGACAACAATACCTTTAACAACACCGGCAATCTGATAAAGAGTCACCATACGCATGCGTGATTTTGTATTTGCATTTGTAAGATTATCTGTAATCAATGTTGTATTTGTAGTAAAACCTGAAGGTGCTGTATTAAGGCCGATAGTTGATATCAATTTATGATATGGTTCTGACAAATCAATATCGTAATGTACCACATTTGGATATTTACTTTTCAAAAACTCAGCATGTGCGTCTGATAATTCAGTATTTTGTTTGTTAGAATCAAGTGGCATGGTCAAGATGTAAGTTGGTAAACCTGTCTTTGCACACAGTGTAGATACCACAGCAGAATCAATACCGCCAGATACACCTACAACCAAACCACCAAGATCATTATTCCAATAATAATCTTTAATCCAATTAACAATTTGTTCTGCTAAATCTTCGTAACTATCAATACGATCCATAATTCTCCTTATAATAAATGATTTGAAAGTCTAGATAATGCGTCATCCCATAATATGTGACTATTATTTACATCAACAAAATGCATTGTAACAGCAATCCTTTTTTCGGGAGTAGGATTATGGGAACTATGTAGTATCCCAACATTAACAAGATGTGGTGTATGAATATCCTGTTCATGTATGATAGTTGAGTCCTCTGCATTAGCATAAGAATAATTGTTACCAGTTGATGGAACAACAGCAGCATTTTCAGTAGTATCAATTGTATTCATGACATTATCAGACTCCCACCATCTTAATGTACTACCCATAGCCCCGAATTGAAAATAGAGTTTAACCCATTCATGAGAACTGTCAGTATGTATTCTACCATCATCAAAAGGTGGCGTGTAGAATACTTCCAAAAAAGATCCAGAGTATATACCGTACGATTTTAGAAAATCAAATAATTTATCACTATCAATATCACATGGTCTAAGTAACCTGTAAAAATCTTGCCATCGACATCCATCAGTATCGAACTGTGAAATGTCTATGTCAGGAATCATCTCAGATGGTAAATTTAATTTTTTACAACATCGATTTTTATCCATAGTAATCATCTTTAGAATAAAACTCTCTGTACTGATGCACCACTGTATGTGATGATGTTTTCCAATCTGGATTTCTTAAACACTCTGTGTATTCATCACTAAACACTTCAGGCTCTCCTGCAAGTGCAAACAAGATTGGAAGAAACAGATCAAATGTTCCGGGAACATGAAACTGTTCAGACAACTTATCTAAGATATCAAAGTTGTTTTCATAAACTTCAATACCTTTTAATAATGTTTGAGTGTGTCCTATTACAGGAACAGATCCCCATCTTAAAATAGGAATAGTTCCTTCAATTTGTGATAGTAAATTATTGATACCAATAAAGCCATCATACCATGTTTTTGTATACCATGCAAAATTAATTCGATGACCTAATAACTTTGCATCAACAGGATGACTCACTTTACCACGAATCAATACATCAGGTTCTGTCATGCAAAACCATTCTGGATATTCACAAAACTCTAATCCCTCTTTTAATCTTCGTATAGTAGCTGCCATACCTCTTTTTGTAACTGCTTGATTTGCCGGATCAAGAAAGTTACTCTCATTAATTTTAATAATTGGTGAAACAGTATCTTCTTGCATACTAAATTTTAATCTTTCATCTTCCAAAAAAGAATAATCTAATCCACCATCTGATACCAGATATGTCTTTGCTTCTGGGTACACTTCTCTTGTTGCTTCAATTGATCTTATAGTTGCTGATCTCTGTTTAAATACACAGTTGTATATAAATCCAATATCCTCTATCGGAAGTTTTTCTGCAGAATTATTACATTGTATTCTCGGATCAAAGTCACACTCTATCGTGTGATTACCTAAATCAATAATCATTGTTTTTCAAATAAGTAATCTTCAATTACCACATAATCCATTTCTGTATTTTCTAATGCATACAGTGCATCTTCTATTGTAGATAGAATTGGATAACCACGAATATTAAACGATGTATTCAGTAAAACATTTGTGTCAGATATTTTACCAAATTCTGTCAATAATTCATAAAAGTGTTTATGTGATTTTTCAGTAACAGTTTGTAGTCTTGCTGTATTATCTATGTGAGTTATAGAGGGAAGTTTATCAATAAATTCCTCCTTTACCTTTGGTGCATAACTCATAAACTCAAGGTTTTCATAATTGTAAGTATCAAAGTAATTTGGTGCATCATCTTTCTTACAGAAAGGTGCAAAGGGTCGATACCACTCTCTAAATTTTACCTTAGAATTAAGTATATCTTTCATGTCAGGGATATTTGGATCACATACGATTGAACGATTACCCAATGCTCTCGGGCCTACCTCAGAATCACCATAAACTAATCCTATAATTTTACCATCTTTGATTAATTTAGCAATATCTTTCTTCGTTGTTTTCTTCGCAGAATACTCTTTGATAAATTCATCTAAATCATTTTTATCTACAAGTGGCAAACCTTGATATGTGATATCAATCTTTCTAGATGGTGGATTGTATATTAACATATGTCCTAATGATAGTGATCCATCATGTGGATTTGGTGGTACAAACACTTCACGATTATAATACTGTTTTACTTTCTCATTTACTAATACATTTAAGGCACATCCACCAGTAATAATAAGTGGTATATCTGTATCATACTTATCAAGAACACTAAAGAATGCATCCTCGAATCCTGCCTGTGCTGTAGCAGCAATATCATATCCATCTTGTCCTTCAAAGACCCAGTTCTCTAAAGGATTTTTCCAAGGATTCTTAATATTTTTTAAAGGTAAGTTTGTCCAATTGGATAATTTTTCATAATCCCTATCAAAGAAAAACTCCTCAAAAGCCTGTACCATATCATAATTGGTTTTACCATAACCACAAAGACCCATCAGTTTACCTGATAAGGCCAATTGATGTTTACTTTTTTCAGCAACTTCACGAATCATCGATCCACATAAAAGATATCCTCCACCAAAATCTGATTTGATATTTTTAAGTAATTTTATTTCCTTTCCGTTGGCAGCATAAACATTAAAATGTCCATCATCTCCACCACCATCATAAGATACAATGAGTGCTTGTTCAAAAGGTGATAAGTAAAATGCTGCTGCTGCATGGGTCTGATGATGTCTTGCAACTGTGATTACCTTTTCTGTATTAAATATTTCATTAGGATCAACTTGAATAAATCCATCTGAAGAAATTAAAACTGCCTCATAGTCATTCTCAATACCCCAATCTTCTTCAGCAATCTCTTGACATAAAGTCAATATCTCCTTTTGATACTCTGGTGAGTTATCCACATGCAATCTAAAATATCTTTTCTTTACAAGTCTCTCTAGTTCTATAAGATGATACTCATCCTTATCAGCATTATAAAATGTAATATTCGCATCGTGTCCTGCAAATATACTAACTAAATTTTTCATATTTTACTAATAAGATCCTCAACGCAAGGTATGTATCTTTCTTTGATTACATTAACCCAATCAAAATTAGATGCATACTTTATTATATCATCTTTATGTGAAACTGAGTAGTTTCTATTTTTAACTATTTGATCTTCAAGATATTTAAGATCTGTGATCTTACTCTCTGGTATCACTGTAATAAAATCCTTATTGGTATCAAGATTTGCTGCACCATATTCACATACAACAACACCTAGACCTGCAGCTAATGCTTCCATACAAACAAGTGGATGTGCTTCACCATCAGATAATAATACAAGATTACCATAGTCAGTTAAATTATTATATAAATGATCTTTACTCCACTCACCAAGATAGTTAATGCTAGTGTTAAAGTTTGGATCAGCATTATTACCTGCATAATACAAACTACTGATTGATTGAAACATAGATTGTCTCTTACGATAATCTATCTTTGCAAGATACAAACTACGGTCAGGATACTTTGGATCTCTGGTCACAAACTTAGATGTATTTACACCATTTGGTGTAACATATAAATTAGATTTTTCAATTAATAATTCTTTATCATATACATTTTTAATACCATCAGACAAGCAGAATATTTTTGGAGAAATTCTTTGAAATGGTTTGACAATACGATCATAATAGTATCCCCATTTGTTTGATTGCTCAAGGTATCCAAAGTGACTTGTGATTGCACATGGATACTGTATGTAAGGATACAATTCTATAAAATCATCATATTGTATATGTACAAAATCAGGGCGATAAGCATTTATTTTCTGTACAATTTCGACAGGACTTTTTGTGTTAACAATATCAACCTCATGTCCTAATTCTTCAAGTGCTAATTTTTGATCCCATATTAATATTTCAACCGCACCCCAACCTGTGGGAGGGATAGGCATGATACCGGGCCCTACGATTGATATCTTCATGAACTCAACTCCGTGAATATATCCATGTGTTCTCCATTTGTTCTAGAGTAAACTGCAAAATCATCTGGATATTTCTTAACAAGATAACCTAGTGCTATCTGTTCATTATTAACATTATTTTCTGCAATCATTTTATCCATCAATACATCATCAACCATCTTTACAATTTGTGGAATTTTATTTTTATGACCACCAAACATAGAACCTAAAACATACGAACGATTATCATACAAATAATTTTCATCTAATGTTTTTGCTGAATATAAATCTTCATAATATTCACAGTTCATTTGAATTAAAAAACTCTCACCCATACCCTCAAGTTGTTCCATTGCTGCTTCACCGGGATATGGTTCTGTTAAATCAAAGTTATTAAAGAATCTTGATCCTCCTGCATCTAACCAAAAGTAAACATCAGAGTCAAATGGATTTAATTTTACAGCATGATCTAACCAAGGAAACTTTGAATATTGAATAACAGAATACATTGCCTGTTTGCATTCGATACGGTCTGGATCTGATATATTATTTTTAAAATCATCGGAATCAAGTATCTCCTGTATTGGTTCTTTCAAATGATAATATGGAATATCTTCTGGTTTGATATGAACTGTTTTTGTAGGAAGATCTCCTCTTCTTTCATCAACAAACTCTTGCAAATCTTCTGTGATAAACAATAACATTGGCACACGAAGTTTAAGTGTGACATCAAACCATTTTAAATACTGATCCCACTTACGACCATCTACTCTATCAATGTCAAAGAGTGCAGAAACAAAGGTTACATTTTTCATACTTGATACGCGGAGTTGTCTTTTGCTAAGTGAACGATTCTTGGTTTGAATGTGCAGTGTTCTTTAAAAACTTCTGGATATGCAAACTCAGGGCCAAAAGTATGAACCTTATCCTGATTTTCAATAAAGAAACGATTGATGTGACTTTCATCGTGCCACACTGCAACAATATGTCTCTTTAAGTCATCATTTGTTCTATCTTCTAACTCATCTATCATAGCACATACTTCGGGTACTTTGCCACCCCAGAAACATCCTTGATAATAAAC